GACCCCGACGCCCTAGTTATTGGGTATACAGTAGGTGCGGACAACAGAATGCTATGCGTTATTTAAAAAGAACTAATCAATTCTTTTTAAATAACCCACAAGGGAGTTATCGGTAGGTTTTCAGCGAGAAGTCCATAGTTTTGCCGCTAGCCTTGCGGTCTAAGTACCGTTGGTATCTAGCCGCATCTGGTTCGGTCACCATACCCTTGGTACATCTTGGGCAGTTCTGCTTGTATAGGGTTAACCTACCACTGCCCTTGCACTTCTTGCAGGTGTAAGGTGTGAATGTAGCAACTTTTGCTACAGGTGTTTTTACACTTTCGCTGCCTAAATCAACAGCGGTTCTTGCTCTAAGTATTGCTTCTTGCATTAATGTCATAGTTGTTCTCCTGAGTGTTAAGAAATATCCATAAAGGGTACTCAACTGAGTACCCTTGAGCATAACTCTTACTTACGCTATCGCTTCGAGTTCAGTTTTAGCTGCGGCTGCTGCTTTAACTAATTCCTCGTACAAGCTCTGTGTGCTTTTCTTACCATCACGGTTGCTACTTTCGTAACGTTCCATTTTGGTCAGCGCCGCTTCTAGGTCTTCTATTTTGTCCTCATCAGTCTTTTCAGGGGGCACTTTGTTCAAGATGATTTTTGCATACATATCATTCGGCACATAAGACCAATGTTGAATCACATTCCAAAGGTCTATGTTGTCGAAAAGGCGCTCTGCATACGGTGCCAATAGTTCGTATTGACACAACTTATGCTCAAGCGCCTCTACTTCGTCTTGGTCAGCGATTAGGTACTGACCAACTTCCCACTGTTCGTCAGCACATTTGTTGAGCGCAGCATTGAGTTTCGCTCTTTTCAGGTCAACGTAAGCTGAGAAAGACCAAATAGACCCATCTTCTTTTACTTCTGTCTTATGGTGTGACTTGTATGCCAAACCAAGCCAGAAGACAGCACCCATTATGGAACCTTGCTTCAGTTTCCCTTGCTTGTCTCGCTGAATGACTTTAGAGCATATAAAGTCATTATCTATTACCTTACTCGCAAGGGCTTCGTCAACCACGAGCCCCATTTGAGCCATGATGTGTCGCCCAGCCTCAAAGGCCATAGTCTCTTTGGTGAGACTATTATTGAGATACTCATCTAATTCCGCAGGTTCATGGTAGCCTTTCGTGGTTCCACTAACGCCGCTTTCATCGCGTATCCAACGCGTTAGTAGGCTGATTTGTGGCGTTGCGTGCAGCGGCGTCCCATATCTACCATTCTTTATGGCTTTAGTGTCCTCAACACTTGACCAAAGGCTACCTAGGTAGTCGAGCTCTAACTGTGTCACCTCTTTGGCGGCATATAGGCTCTTACTCAGACCCTTGAATACTTCGCCTAATACGTCTAAACCACCACCGGTAGCCACAAGCACCGAAGCGGTGACCATGCTTTCACCGAAATGCGCTTTACACGCTTTTTCGTGATCCCAAACCAGACCACTTGTGGTCCATTTGACATTGCTCTGCACATTGAATGAACGAGGCGCGTTTTTCTTTAATAAATCGTCGATATGTTTGATAAATTTCCCCTTATAGGAATCTAGTTAGGTTGGCTACTTCTTTAACTTCGGCAGGCTTTTTAGCCATGAAGTCTCGGACGTATTTATTGATCTGTTGCTCTGTGAACACAGAAGGGCTGATGCCCCTTGCGCTGCACACTTGCAACAAACTGCTAAGTGCGGCCCCTTGTTGTGGAGACCACGAGGTGAACTCGCGTCCAGTTTCACCGTGATCTTTTGGCTCAATGGTCAACGTGTAACCTCTTGATTCAGCTATTTGCTGAGTTTTAAGGTCTTCGTTGTCATCGAAGTGCATACCAGGCTTGGTAGGCCACCCATGAATCGGAGCGTGTGGGACTTCAACACCACCCTCATGACGCGTGTCATACGGCATGTTAAAATCGCAAGTCCAACCTGCGTCATTCATACCGACGCCTTTCGGAGCTGAGCTATCCCCAACGGTGTAACCTCTCTTATCACCTATTGAGTATTCTTTCATACGATCAAAGGCTTTTTTGCCTATGACAGTAAGAGCGAGTAATTCGCCCGATATACCCGCGATTGCTTCCAGTCTTAGACGGGTTGCAAGATCTGCTTTCGCTTTTGCGATAGCTTGTACTTCTTTATCTAACCATGTAGTATTTGGCACGGTGCTTTCCTTTGTGTTGATTGGGTGTACTAGCGTGATGGCAGCTGCAACTGCCGTTGCGTGTTCTTTAGCTAAGTTCATAGCTCACTCTCCTCTATTAGGGCCCTAACTCTGGCCGCTTCTACAATATCTCCACAGACTACTGCCGTGAAGAAAGCTTTTAACAATGCACTTCGGACGTTCTTTGTTCTATAGACCATGATGGTCCCCTTTATGTGAGTTAATGTGAGTGAATCTGCCTCATCAGTGCCATGGGATTAGTCATGACAGACACCCGTAGGTGTTTCGGCTAGGGACTAAAAGCCAAACTCAAGGATGTACTCAACAGATGTACCGTCAGACTTATCGCAAATATAAGAGTTGTAACGAAAAGCGACATCGTTGACCTCACCACCAGACGCGACACAATCGGCTGCGAAAGACTCAGTAGGTGAGTCGAAGAAGAAAGGGCGAATGTTGATAAGTACGATGATGACTGCAAATGCTGCAAATGCTGCGAATGGTGCTTTGTAATCTTCCATAGTGTGTTCCTTTGTATTGAGTGAAGCTGCCTCATCAGTGCCATGCGCTTAGTCATGACAGACACCTATTTCTAGGTGTTTCGGCTGGTGTTAGTTTGCATACATCGCTTGCCACATTCGCAGTAGCTCCCGGAAGGTAGCCATGTGGTTGTGCAACAATGCGTACTGCATCTTCAAGGACACGGTGTCCTTGAACCCGTGCTCCTCAACCATGCTCTTTCGCAGCACGGAGCTGTCGAAGTAGCAAACACCGGAGTACATGGTCACGATAACGCTGTGCTCCATAACTCTGATGTGCGGACGGCCTATGCCGTACTTGTTTCCCGATACGCCTGTGTAGACTGATGAAGTCATACTGTTCTCCTCGAACATGGAACAGATGCGAAAGTGCATCACAATACACACCACATAGGTATGTATTGTGATACCCACTCGCTAGTGGGTAGGTGGGCTATGCGTACATAGCATCGTATATAGGCTTATTGCTCTCGAACGTATACGTGTCGCCTTGCGTCAACGCGTATTCTAGTTCTAATGCGAATGCATCCTTGAAGCCGTGCTTTCTAATATCGCGTCTGCTCAACACTGCACTATGGACTTTCTCCAACTCACCATCTGAGTCGGTGGTCACCATAGTCATGATGACGCACCACTTGTTGTAGCGTACATGTGGACGGTCGATGCCGTACTTAGAACCGTGAACGCCTGTGTAGATTGATGAAGTCATACTGTTCTCCTCGAACATGAAAGGGACCCAAAGTAGGTTCAATGGGCTAAACTGCAACGACTCTCTCCAGGATTGGAAACGAACCGAGGGTGCCACTGACGAGCGACACATACATAACAATCACTCAGTAATGTTCCCAAAACGGACGGAAAACGTTTTTCCACTTTCAATTTTTTTTATTTTTTATTAGAACAGTGTTACTATTGACATACTCCAACAGTAGGAAACACTCAATGACCCAACAAACATTGGCTGGACTCAGCGGGCAATACTCAGCTCTCGGCATCCAACGACTATCGATTCAGGAAGAAGTCTATGTCCAAAGACGAACGCAAGGACTCAACCCATTAGCTGCTGCTCGTGCTGCATCCTATGAAAAACCCGCTAAAGCAGTTGCTCTTCTTTCAGAGAGAGAGGACGTTAATTTATGCATCTCTTACATGCGTGAAATGTCCAGACAAGTTGCTATAAATTCCGGTGCAATAGATTTCACTAAAGACGATGCAACCTGCTTGTATTTAGAGGCGCATTCGACTAGCGAAACATCAGCAGAGAAGATTCGAGCGGTAGACTCACTGGTTAAACTGCACGGTCTTGCTACACCTGAGAAGGTAGAAATTAACGTGACTAACAGAGGTCAGATGGATCAGCTTGATGATGAAGCGTTACTTAAATTATCAGGACAGGATATCCAACTATCTCCGGACGATTACATGGTGATAGAAAATGATAACTAGAGTATGTGATGAGTGTAGAAAGACCGTTGATAGGTTTCTTATGTATGACTCCGACCATTGTATGGAATGTGCTAAAGACCTAGACCTGTTTGTTCAGCCTGATAATCGCCAAAAGGTTTCTAACATTGAGAAAGAGCAAGAGCGCGTCGCTGAAGAGAATGAAGAAGCGTTTAACAAGCAAGCTGAAGCAAAGAAAGAACTGGCGGAAAGAGCTTTATCACGAAGACGATTGCTCCCATTTATTAAGCGCGTAAATCCTGATTACATACCAGGGTGGGTTCATGCAGATATATGTGAACGATTAGAACGTTTCGCTATTGCCATAGAAAATGGTGAGTCACCTAGGCTCATGATCACGATGCCCCCAAGACACGGCAAAAGTGAGATAGGCTCGAAAACATTCCCCTCTTGGTATCTCGGACGTAACCCGAAACATGAAGTGATGGTCTGCTCATACTCAGGAGATTTAGCGAAGGATTTCTCTCGTAAATGTCGTGACTTACTAGAGAACCCTAAGTACCAGTCGATGTTCAAAACCAGACTGTCAAAAGATAGTAAATCGGTAGAACGTTGGAATACATCAGCACAAGGCGCATTTACCGCAGCAGGTGTTGGTGGACCAATAACAGGTCGTGGTTGTTCCCTTGGTATTATTGATGACCCTGTGAAAAACAGGGAAGAGGCAGAGTCAGAAACTACCCGACAAAATGTTAAAGATTGGTACTCATCAGCGTTTTATACACGTCTTGCACCAGGAGGCGGGATTTTGGTCATACAAACCCGTTGGCATGATGATGACTTATCGGGGTGGTTACTCAATACATTGGATGAAGCTAAGAAAGAAGCCGTGGAAGCAGGTTCACCATTAGACCCTTCAGTGGATAATTGGGAACTTGTTGAGTATCCGGCAATAGCGACACATGACGAGAAATACAGACTCAAAGGGGATGCACTTCACGCAGACCGTTACCCAATAGAAGCATTGAATAAGATTAAACGAAACATGATCCCCCGAGATTGGGAGGCACTCTACCAACAAAAACCTGTGAGCGATGACGGTGACTACTTTACAAAATCGATGTTCAAGTATTACAAGCCCGGAGATTCACCGCCTCTCAATGAGATGCGAATATACGCTGCTGCCGATTTGGCTATCTCTACTAAACAGACTGCCGATTACACTGTGTTTACCGTTGTTGGCATTGATAGAGAACAAAATATTTGGATCATCGATGTTATACGAGGTCGTTGGAATGCTTTGGGTCTTATTGACCGCTTGTTTGGTATACAAGAAAAATACAACCCCGAATTGTTTGGTATTGAGACAGGACAGATAGAATTAACACTTGAGCCGTTTATTATGAAAGCGGAACAGGAAAGAGGTCTATCGCTTCGCTATGAGAAACTAAGAACACGCGGCGTCGATAAAGGGACACGCGCTCGACCCATACAAGGCCGAATGGAACAGGGTAAGGTTTACTTCCCCACTGTTGAGTCGGTCCCGTGGATGTCAAGCCTCCAGAACGAGTTATTGAAGTTTCCGTTAGGTAAAAACGATGACCAAGTGGATTCATTAAGTTGGATCGGACAAATGATAATGCTCTTCGGTATCCGTAATGAGAAGAAGGTAAAACCTAAAAAATCATGGAAAGACAAGCTTAAACAATACGGCGGTGGTAACAACGGCAAACATAAAAGTGGCATGGCTGCGTAATTTTGATACAATCCATATAACAGTAATACTTATTGACATTTATAACAGGGTAACTAATGAACTTCAGACGGACTAATGGAGATATTGATTGGGCGGGGTTCAGTGCTATTGCGGGGCTAGCCATAACAGTCTTGATTGGGTACACGCATTTAGTGCTAAACCCAGTAATAGAAGATGTTATAGAGAACAAAGCTGACATTAAAACCAACAGTGCAGTAGCAAGGCGCGTAGAAATAACAGTAAACCGCGTTGACGTATTAATGACTAAACAGAATGAAACGCTAGGCAACCTTGCTGAGACCATCGATAAGCTTGCTGACAGAATTGACAATCAATCGAATACTGGGGGTCAGTAATGGCAGCAGCAGAGAAAAACCTACAAACGGCTCGTAATAATTTAGACCGATTTCGTGTTGCAAAAGAAAGAGGCCACGATGAGTTTGTGGCTACCGCTAGTAAAGCTAATAATTTCTACCGAGGCGAACAATGGGACCCATCGGATAAAGCTCGACTAGAAGCCGAAGGAAGACCTGCCCTCACACTTAACACTATTTTACCCACCATCAACACAATGCTCGGTGAGCAGATGGAACGACGCATTGATATTACATTCAAAGCAGGTCGAGGCGGTACAGAGAACACTGCATTAGCGTTGAACTCAATTACGCGAGCAATACTCGATGATAACCGGTACAACGAGTATGAAGAGAACGTTTATGCCGATGGTTTGATTACAGGTCGTGGCTTTTTTGACGTTCGGATGGATTTCTCTCAGAACATGCGCGGTGATGTCAAGATTACTGATGAAGACCCGGTTGATATTATTATTGACCCGGAAGCGAAGAATGCAGACCCAGCAACTTGGAATGAAGTTTTTATTTCGCGTTGGATGACAATCGATGAGATTGAAGAAGAGTACGGTGAGAAATTCCGTGACCAGTTAATGACAGCGGCGAGTAATGCTTCAGCAGAAGCGGCAGAAGATACATTCGAATATGAAAATAGCTCATTTGGCGACGATGCAGGTGACGAGTTTGTAGATGACAGAGAACGTGGTGCGTTGAAGCGTGTACGTGTTGTTGAACGTCAATATTTCCGTCTACATAACTGTTTGCACTTCGTTGACTTACAAACTGGCGACTTGCGTCCTGTGCCTTACGGTACGGACGAGAAAGAGGCTCAAACGGTTGCAGAGTCTTATGGCTTAGGTTTGAGCAAACAACGCCGTAGACGCGTCCGTATGACCACCTCAGTGTCCGAGGTTCTGCTCTATGATGACTGGTCGATATACCGATCATTCACTATCGTCCCCTACTTCCCGTACTTTAGACGCGGTAAGCCATTTGGTGTTGTAGAGAATTTGTTTGATTCTCAAAACTTACTGAATAAAACAAGCTCTCAAGAACTCCATATTGTTAACACAACTGCAAACAGTGGTTGGGTAGTACAAGAAGACTCCTTGGTTGATATGGAAACGTCTGACTTGGAAGAACGCGGTGCTGAAACGGGTCTTGTGCTTACGTATAAACGTGGCTATGAGAAACCTGACAAGATTACACCGAATTCAATTCCTACAGGTATAGATCGCATCAGTCAGAAAGCAGCGGTAACTATTCGTGACATTTCTGCGGTAAACAGCTCGATGCTTGGTTCAGTTAGAGCCGATCAGTCGGGTACTGCACAAGACAAACAGGTCGCACGCGGTCAAGTGGCGATGAACGTTGTTTTAGGCAATTTACGTAAAGCTCAAAACATTGTTGTGATGAAAGTGCTTGAGTTAGTCCAGGATTTCTACGATGAGACCCGCTATTTCAAATTAGTCGATAACACTATGTTTGCTATCGAGAACGAGCAAGAAGTCGGCATCAACGAAGTCGGTGATGACGGCAATATAATTAACGACGTAACAATCGGTAAATACTCTATTGATATCGGTCATACACCAGCGGGGTCTACTGCTAGAGAATCAGAGTTTAATGAAGCTCTTAGATTACGTGATATGGGTGTCGCAATACCAGACCACGTTATCGTTACAACGAGTAGCTTAACCAAACGTGCAGAGATTGCAGCATTCTTACGTGACTCGCAAGGTTTTGGTGAGCCGTCGGAAGAAGAGCAACAGTTATCTGAAATGCAGGTCGAACATCAGATCCACTTGATGAAACTTGACCTTGAAGAAAAAGATGCTGACATAGAGCTTAAAGTAGCTAATGCTCGCGCGGCTATGGCCAAAGCAACATCACTTGAAGGTTACAATCAAGCAGAGTCCGAAATACTTAAATTAAACCAAGATCGTGACTTGCATCAGCAAGACATATCACTTCGCATCGCATTAGCAGCCAGAGGACATCAGAACAGCAGTTCAATGAACGATAAACGAGTAACTTCAAATATTGCAATGAAAGCCATGGATCAGGCAATTGCTAAACAAACTAAACCAACTGAAAAGGCAAAATAGTATGAGTAACCCCAACAACGAATCACTTGATATTAACTTAGAAGATTTAGGCGGTACAGATGATTGGGGCGATGACGATCTAGCCTCGGTTGACGATTTAGAGTTTGGCGATGAAGTCGCTGACGATGTTGACGACGATGACGGCTCTCCGGTAGTCGAACCGGATGAAGAAACCGAAGAAGAAACCGAAGAAGAAACTGCGGAGGAAGCTGAGGATGAAACTGAAGAAGAAACTGAAGATACTCAAGAAGTCGAACCAACGGCTGATGAAGGGGAAGAAGAAGAGGAAACTGATGAGGTTGAGTCTAAAAAAAGCGACAATCGCGTTCCGCTGTCTCGACTCAATAAAGAAGTTGATAAACGTCGTGCTCTTGAAGCACGAATTATGGAACTCGAAAAGAGTCCAGGCAAACAGACTTCTGCGAATGAAGTACCTGCCGTAGAGCCAGAAGCTCCCGCTTTTACGCTTGATGATTTCAAAGCAATGTCAGAAGCTATCTTAGATGGTGATGATGCTAAAGCGTTAGAGAAGTTCTCTTCCATGACCCAAGCACAGGTTGACAGAGCTATTAAAAGCGTTAAAGACAGCTCTCGCAATGATGCGCGTAATGAAATACAAGCGGACAAAGATACGACTGATTTACAGACAACGGCTGTGAGTATTACTGAACAGTATCCAGAGTTTGACAGTTCATCTGAAATGGCGGATAAAGCGCTGATTGAAGAGGTCTTAGACCTTAGAGATGCATTCGAGAATAAGGGGCTTTCACCAGCTAACGCATTAGCTAAAGCAAGTCGCTTGGTAGCGATGGATAATGAACTTAGCGACCGTTCGTCTAAGAGCATTGATGATACAAAAGGTAAGAAAGGTGTTAAACCCTCTGATGTTAAAAAGAAGATTAAATTGGCATCAAAAGAAAAAGGTAAGTTACAAGGTGCGGCGAATCGTTCGCGTAAGCTAGCTAAACCGTTAGCAGATCTATCAGACGAAGAATTCAACGACGCGAGCGAAGATGCTCTAGCACGCGCCCGTGGCGACTTCGTATAGACCTAGTAACTAACTAACTTAAAAGAAGGAATGACCGTGCTTAATAACTCACAATTAGAATGCCCTCGTTGCCACTCACTAATGAGATTAAGATCGAGTTTTGCGGGTAAACGTAGAGCGAAATGTGAAGGGTGCGGTTATTTCCCTTTTGCTGAAAAGTGTATAAAGAAAGATGCTGGGTATGTGGAAACTTCAGTCCAAGCGTCAGTCAACGTATTAACGCAAGATAAACAAGCGAAAATAGCGGACGTAACTGTTCGTGCTGACATCGATGTGTTTTCTATCGAAACGACTGTTGGTGAGGTGGCTGATGGTTGCAGCCACTACTTTATACCTGATCTACAGTGTCGTGATGATGAAGACCTCGCTTACTGCTCCTGGATAGGCGGTCACATAGCTGATGTTAAACCTGATGTGATTATAAACATTGGCGATCATGCTGATATGGCGTCGTTATCATACTACGATAAAGGCACGGCAAAAGGCGAAGGTCGTAGAGTATGTGCGGATATTGAGTCGGCTATTGAGGGTATGAACCGTCTTCTTAGACCTATTTATGATATTCAGCAAGCTGAGTTAAAAGAACACGGTGAGATTATTTATAAGCCGCGTATGATTTTAACCCTCGGTAATCACGAGCATCGTATTAATCGCCATGTAGAGTCTAACCCGGCACTTGTCGGCTTTTTGAGCACTGATTCGCTTAGATACAAAGATTTTGGTTGGGAAGTGTATGACTTTCTAGTACCTGCCATGGCTAATGGCGTTGCTTATGCCCACTTCTTTGCTAACCCATTAACGGGTCGCCCTTACGGCGGTACAATAATGAATGTGCTTAAAAACGTAGGTGAGTCGTTTAGTATGGGCCATGTCCAGAAGTTTGATATGCACATGCGTTATCTACCGGCTACGGGTCGAAGACAAATGGCATTGGTTTGCGGTGCAGCTTACCCGCACGATGAAGACTACAAAGGACCACAAGGTAATCACCACTTCCGAGGAACGATTGTTAAGACTAACGTTTCCCAAGGTGGGTATGACATTGCCCTGTCTTCTTTATCGACGTTGAAAGAACTGTATGGCTAAATAACAGTAACACTGTTGACTTGCGGCAGTGGCTCTGCTACTGTTCGCTTATCATCGTGATAATGCCACGTTAAACCAGTTCTGCTCCACATGCAGTGAATGTGCTTTCGCTAGACCCTCGTAACGGGACGACACTCAAAAAACTTAATGACTTAACCGTCCTTAGTTTGTCGTTTCGCGTAGACAAAGGACTAACGGAGATACACTAAAATGGCTAACACCAATTTTGCAGCACTAGACGACCATAGTAAAAAAGTATGGTCACGCACAGTTTGGAAACAAGCTCGTGAGAAAATGTTCACTTCTAAATTCATGGGTACTTCTCCTGAATCTTTAATCTATCGCATCACTGAATTAACTAAAAGCGAAAAAGGCACTCAAGCTGTCGTTCCATTAGTTCCAGATTTAGAAGGTGACGGTATCACAGGTGATAACACACTTGAAGGCAACGAAGAGGCCATGAAAGCGGTCCAAGACACTGTTCAAATCGATCAGTTGCGTCACGCTGTTGCTAACACTGGTCGCATTACTGACCAAAAATCTGTAGTTCAATTCCGTAAGACTGGCTTAAATCAGTTAACTTACTGGCTTGCTGATCGCTGTGACCAAATGGCTTTCTTAACATTAGCTGGTATGTCTTATACTCGTCATAACGATGGTCGTACTCGCCCTGTTAACGCTTCTGGCGGTAACTTAGGTGATTTATCATTCGCGGGTGATGTTACTGCTCCTTCAAGTGAACGTTACTTACAAGTTTCAGGTGATGAGCTTGTATCTGGTGATAACACTAACTTAACCGCTACTGATACTTTGGGCTACAAGCACATCGTTAAGTTACAAGCATTAGCTAAAACACGTTATATGCGCGGTATTCGCGGTAATGGCGGTTCTGAAGCTTATCACTTGTTCTTACACCCTTTAGCAATGGCTAAGTTAAAACTTGACCCAGACTTTAAAGAGAATGCTCGTCACGCTTCAGTACGTGGTTCTGGTAACTCTGTATGGAAAGGTGGAGATTCTTTCGTAGTCGATGGTGTTCACATCCATGAATTCCGTCACGTACCAACTACTTTTGGTGCTGCTGCATCAAGTAAATGGGGCGCATCTGGAACTGTAGATGGTTGTCGCGCATTGTTATGTGGTGCTCAAGCACTAGCGGTAGTTGACCTTGGTGGTGGCTACTGGGACGAAGATGAATTCGATTACAACAACCGTGGCGGCATCGCATACGGCAAAATGTTCGGATTCAAGAAGCCTACTTTCAAGTTCGCTAAAACTTCTGCTGATAGCTCAGTGAAGCAAGATTACGGTGTAATTACAATCGACATCGCAATCTAAACTGTTGTTGGGGTTGCTGCCACGGATGGTGGCACTTCCCCGATTCTATAACTATTTTGAGAAGCCCAACATGTTAATCAAAAATTTCAAACGCAAAGAGATCGTAATTCAAACCCTTATGGGTAATTCGGTTCGTTTCGCACCGGGTGTAGAGGTTGATGTCCCTGAGTCGTTAATCGATGAATGTTTAAAGCAAGGTTTAATGCCTAGCGATGATTTTAAACAAGCCGTCAAAGATGCTGCTGTAGAAGAAGCGGTCACATTGGCGAAGGAAAAAGCTGCGACAAATTTCGCAGATGAAGCTGTTGCGCAAAAACGTGCGGCTGCTGTCAAGAAAGGCGCGGCTACGAAAGCTGCTAACAAATTAAAGAAACGATAGGAGACTCTGATGTCGCTAAGTGTTGGTAGTGTTATAACCGATAAAGTTCGCGTACTACTACGTGATACTGACGAGGGCGGCATTTTGTGGCTCGACAGTGAGTTAATTGAATGGCTCAACGAAGCGTGTTTAGAAATAGCTAGAATGAGACCCGCTTCTTCAGCGAGTACACTAGATTTCAGCCCTACTGCGGGTGCGTTGCAGACTTTACCAACACAAGCTATCTTGCTCCTTGAGGCTATATGTAATCAAACATCTGGTGTTGAAGGAAGAGCGGTAAGGCGTGTTGAACGTAAAGATTTAGATAATGAACAGCCAAATTGGCGTAGTTCAACTAAAACAGACATGGTTATGCGTTATGCATCGTCTTCGACTGACCCTCGCACTTTCCATGTATACCCGCCATCGACAGGTTCTGCCAACGCGGGATTAGTTCTGGTTATGGGTGTAACCCCTACGGTGGCTACGGCATTGACCGATGACTTCCCGCTAGATGATATTTTTGCTCCAACGGCAGCTAACTACGTGCTATACAGAGCTTTTCACAAGCAGTTAGAGAGTCAAGCTTCACAGCAACGTGCAGGTGATTTCTTAGCTATGTTTAACGCACAAATGGGTTCGACGGATAGCACACTTGAAAACCGTGGTGCAGAACAACGTCAACCTACTCCGAGGTAATAGATGGCTAATGTCCAAGACTGGGTTGACGATTTAAACGTCGAAGTCCCTTCATGTTTAGAACTTACTATTGAAAGAGCGGTAAGATTCTCTATTCAAGAATTTTTCAGTAGGTCTGAAGCGTGGGCATACGAGGCTTCTGTTTCGCTAGTTGAGGGGGTTGTCCAGTACACCCTCCCTATTCCGGCGAATACGTCTATCCTGGCTAACAAGTATGTAAAGGTCAGATATGACAACCATACGGAGTCGCTGACAAGTACGTTGGTAAAAGATCTAAACTTGAACGTCACAGGCAAACCATCGAGCTTTGCGAGTAAAGGTTCGGTTATGTTTATTGATAACGTGGAAAAAGACGTTACATGTGATGTCGGTTTTACGTTAAAGCCCAACCGTAGTGTTGACGAAGTGCCTGATGATTTAGCGGACGATTACTTTGAATCTATACGAAGCGGTGCGTTAATGCGGCTCAAGTCAATGGTCGGTAAGGACTGGGAAGACTTGAAAGGTGCGGATAAGCATCAATACATTTTTGAAACCGGTGTGGCACTGGCCAAGCGAGAGTCTAAGAAACTTCGTTCTCGCGTCAGAAGACCTGCCAGATTTAATAAAGGTTTCGGGTGGTAGAGGTCTCAGAGCCTCTTAATGTGACCGAGGCACTAGACGTTTTCGAGCTTCTGGTGCCTTATTTTATACGTATTAAGCACAGAGCTGATGGTATAGAACCTGACAGAATGAAAGAAATGCTGGGTAATTCAGAAGCTACCTTGCATCCTATAGGGGTTGAGGGCTATATCATAGCGTCGTGGGAAGAAGACGAGATGTTTGTTATATCGGCAGGGTCGTTCAGTTTGCACTGTTCTGACTTACCTGAAAATATAAGTGCTGCTGTTATGTATGCTAAGAAGCATAACTGTAGTAAAATATCATTTAAGAGTAAACGCCCTGCATGGCGACGAGTAGCCATAGGTTTTGGCTTTGTCCCCACTGGCGAAGATAATTACACTAAGGATTTATAATGGGTGCTGAAAAACAAAAGGTCACACAGGAAGAACGCAACCTAGCGGAGTTCTCCAAAAAAGTCATGGATAAAGGCGCGAGTATGTCTGATGCACATTCTGCCGCAGCAACCCGTGACATGCTGGCTAAAACTAATGCCTCTGTCGCCTCGCAAACCAGTGCGCAAAGAGCTATAGGCATGAAAATGAATATAGCTAAGAATAGACTCAGTGACCAAAGAAATGTGGCGGCAACCACTCCGAATAGCGTTGTTGAGAATACTACGGAATCATTCGGGCTAACGGCAAATGCTAGCAAGAACGACCTCGATAGAATGGGCAGAGGTGCGCAAGGCGGTGTTCGAGCCGCTGCTCAACTCGGTAAACTCGGAGGCAAGCTCGCATCGAATGCTTATGACGAAGAACATGCTCGGTTTGTTAACGGTAATCAGCGTAGGCAAGGTCTTATGGATTTGGGTTCTTTGGCTATTGTCGAGGGTCTAGGTGCTAAGTGGGATAAGGATACGGCGAATGCGAAGAAAGCTGCTACAGACAACGGTATTGCGAGCGCAGCGGCATCGGCTAAACACCAAACAGCCTTTGACCAATTCGGCGGTAGTGTTTATACCCCATACGAAAGCCCAGAAATTACTGATCCATACAAACGCAACTATTTTGGGAGTAGCACATAATGGGCGGATATTCAGCACGGGCAAGTGAACTAGGTACAGGCAATGGCACCTCCGAGATTACGAATGTAACGTCAGGTCCGGTAGACCCGACAAGAGAAATGGCAGACGCTTATAAGCGACAATTACAGGATTTTAACACCAATAAAGTGCCGATGATTGATGCACTTGAAGCTTCTCTTGATGATCGCAGTATAAGCGAACGTGGGCAACTGGAAGCTAATCGACTTGAAGGTAATTCGCAAGCGATGGCAGCTAGATTAAACAGCGGTCGAGCGAGTGGTCTACTAGCCTCTCAGCAAGCAAACCAGCAGTCTAATATAACCAGAGCCACATCTTTAGGTTCGGCTAGTATAAACACGATAGCGAAGCGTACAGAGCGCTCTAACCGCATCGCAACTAGACAACAGCTCATGGGTATTAGTGAGCAGTTAACAAACACGGGTACAGCATCGATGTCACAAGCAGCAGACCAGCAACGCACGCGTGAAGCGCAGAACAAAGCAGCCAGTGGAGCAGCTTTGTCACAAGGTTTGGCTATGGTTGGAACAGTCGTTGGTGGGTTTGCAGGTGGGCCAGTTGGCGCAGCAGCAGGTGGTGCAATCGGTGGATTTATCGGAGGACAAGGCTAATGGCTTACGGATTTAATAAAAATGGTGCGAGCACAATAATAAGTCTTGTACAAGATTACCGAAACCGCGCTGAAGATAAAGCCAGGCGTGAAGAGGATATTGCGTACCGCGATGAACAGAATGTTGAGAACAAACGTAGGTATGAGGACGGTGTTGAGCACCGTGATGAACAGAATATTGAGAACAAACGTCGCTACGAAAATGGGCTAGCTTATCAAGAAGATCGAGATGAAGCGGCTGATAAGCAGCAGAAGTTCTCTAACGGTATTGCTACAAATAATAACAATATGAAAGTTCAGGAGTTCAACCGGGTTAAAACCCTCAGAGCGCGTCAGCAAGAAGCTAAAGCGAATAACATCACTAATCAGCAGACGGAAGCTGATGAGGCGAAACAAGCGTCAATAGCGCAAAACGATGCAAGACTCCAAAAGGCACAAGACGGTGTAACGGCGGCTCAAGCGTCAGAGGCGGCTATGTCTTTCGGCAATTCTGGTTTAGGTCAGTCTATGGAGTTACAGGAAAACAGTGACAACACGCTAACACCTATGGGCGTTGATGGCCAAGGCAATATGCGTGCATTCACGGTAGACCCTAGCGATCCAAATAGTCCACAAATGAAAGCCAGTAAGGCTGAAATGGGTAAACTTAGGGAGCATGTACAAAATGGTCATGCGGGTTATGTTGAGATGTTCGGTAAAGATGCCGACCCAAAGAATATAAGTGCTTTTCTCAGGTCAACGATTCACTCAGATAAAAAAACAGGTATGTCACGAGTAGCTACTCCAGAAGAACAGGAAGCGAACCTCAAAGAACAAGGCTTGTTGAATAAACCTGAAGCACCTAAAACAGGCGTGACGGGAGACAAAGGTGTTCCGGGCAATCAAATGCCTGACATAAATATGCCGAGTATGCCAGAATCGGGCGGCAAAGTCGGTGAATACGTTAAGGATAAGTTCAGTGTACCTTCTCCCAGTATGGACAGATACAGTGCCGAGGGCGGTGGAGGTCATAAACAGATGAAGAGTGATGCGCTAGATTCTCTGGGTGGTTTTTTGACTGACAGTTGGGGAACTGAAAACAACATTGCTACGAGTGTGGTTGCGAAGTCGGGTCAAGTGCTTGAGGAGTATTTCGGCGGTGAAGCTTGGAATGGTAAAAAAGGAAAGTCACCTGTTAAGGTTGACGAAGATGGTGCGATAAAAATCAACGCACGATTCAACATGACCACGGATAAAGAGCAATTAATACAAGGTGTTAAGAACGCTAAGCAAGCGGGTGTTGAACTTAAAGCTAGTAAAGAAAACTTGGCTATAGCAGAAAAAAGCCATAGTGAGCAGATGAAGGCAATTAACGATAAGCATTCATCGAAAACCCGTGCAAATGGTGTCGCGGCTGAAATGTATGCAAGTGGTCTTTGGACTGAAGACCAGTTCAAGAACTACGGCGATACAGGTGATATGCGTTACAGTGATCGTGATGTTATCGGGCAAGACCAAGGGGATGAAAAGCACGGACTCGATGTTCAGAATGTAACTTCGCAAATCCAGAAGCGACAAGCAGAGATTGCTAAACTGAATGGCTACACTAACCCGAAAGAAAAAGCAGCTTCGATGGAGAAAATCCGCCAAAGCATGAATAAATCAATTAAAGCGAGAGCCATGCAAGCCGCTACTATTGTGTACGGCGGTAAAAAAGGTACAAGTGACTTGATTAAGATGAAAGCAGCCAAGCTAGAGTCTATGGTTGCCAAGACTGTTCTTGCCATGAATTTAGATCCTAGCCAAATGGGTGATTTAGGGACAGAAGTTGCAATGTTTGACGGTATGGAAGCTTATCTTCGTGATGAAGGTGATCTGAAAGGTACTGCGTTCACTCCTTATATGTCTACGTCAATAGGTAGGGGCAGACAGACAGAGGTTGCGCAGTCGATTATGAAAGTACACAGGGCTAGACCTAAAGGCTCTACCCTCACCGAGAAGAAATTGCTTGACGCATTTGAAGCTAAACTGAAAACAGCACGGAAAGAGTTTCAGAGTAAAAACTTACCTGAGTGGGCGCACCAAGAAATACTTGCTGAGTTTGAATCCGAGCAATCTAACTACTAACACTTACAAATAACTTGTATTACTGTTAAAATCCGTATTAGTAACCCTATTACGGATTTTTTACCATGCTTTCAGAAGAACTTAGGCTAAAACTACAACGCGCTGCGGCGGCAAACAACTCACCAAATGATACCCGCAAAACGAATGTGGTTCTCGACGATGGCGATAGTGGTAATGAACGTCTTAATTATAACGGCGTTCGAGCCAAAGGCTTTAACTCCCCTGAAACAGATCACAACGACGGGCGAACAGATGCGCACGCTGACGGAAAGCTGTCCAAAGAACTGTCGGAGAGACTCCAAAAAGAAGGGGCCTATTTCAAAAGCACAGGTAAACGCGGTACTTACGGTCGTGAACTAGCAGAGTTTAAAGATGGGTCAGGTCGTGACCTGTCTACAGATTTAGTCGCATCAGGCATGGCTTGGGCAGATCGCTCAGAAAAAAGTGCAGATGCCGAGTTGTCAGGTATCAAAAGCAGAGCGTTGGGCGATGGTAAAACAGGAAACGCTACCATAGATGAATTCGCTGCTCGAAAAAGCAAGGAATACTTCGACCCTTTCAGCAAAGCCACTTACGATGGTAACTCTTACGATAGACGCGGCACATTTAATAAAGCCTTCTCGCGCGGTACAGACCAAACCAAAGCAGCCCTTGGCGGTGTAATTAACTACATTGGCGATGCAACGGGTAACAAAGAGTGGGTCGCCGATGGTAAGCGCATGACGCGTGACGCTAATGTAGATGCGAAACTAAACCCTAGAGAAATAGAGGATTACACCAAAGCCACTAAGTCTTTGGACACCGCATTTACCTACCTTGTTGAATCAGTGGGCGAAATGGCTCCAGGTCTAATCTTTGATGCAATTGCAACGGTCGCTACAGGTGGTATCGGTGCTACTCAAGCTGTTGCTCGAAGAGCAGGAACAGAAGCAATTAAAGCAGGTTTCAAAAAAGGCTTGATTAGTGGCCCTGCCCTGACAGGTTTTACCCAGAGTTTGGGTGATATGGAGAACGCACTAGAAGCTCGTGGTAGCGAAGAAAACGGTTTTGCACCTATTGCATCAGGTTTGGTTGGAGCGGCTGTTAATTTAGCCCCTTATGCAGCCATAGCGGGTGATGTACTTCGTTCTGCGGGACTCGGTGATGATGTAGTTAGATCTGTCACCAAGGCAATGGATAAGGTGGAGAAGAAATCAAAATTATCTAGATTAGGGGACGTTGGTAAAGCAGGTGTAAAAGCAGGTGGAACAGAAGGTATCACTGAAACGGCTCAAATGGTTATCGATGAGGTCATCCTAGCTAATGCGTCAGATACAGGTTTTGATTTAAAGACCCAAGATGCCATAGATGGGGCAATCCGTGCAGTTCTTGGCGGTGGTGCTATGGGTGCAGGAGCATCAGGTATTGGTAACGCAGCAGGTATTATGAGTGAATATAATGCCGAGCGTGCGCAATTCGATGATGCGGGAAACCGTAAAAACGAAGACGGTCTTCTTGTTGATGAGAATGGCGATCCAATAGCAGAAACCAATGAGTACGAAGTCGACACTAACCCATTAGCGCAAGAAGATGAAGATTCAATAGCATGGGCAGTTGAGCAAGAAATCGATGAAAACTCAGAGATTGACCCTTGGAAAGCATGGGAAGATGTAGTTGGACACGAACTTGCTCCCAGTCCTTTTGGCGAAACGGAGGGGAATCAAGTAGGTGGAGAGGTTGAAGAATCTTCACGGGCCAGTTACGGGAAAAAAGATGTCCCTAACCTCAAGACAACCCGCTACAACGAAATCAAAGGCATCCTTGAACCCAACGGTAAGAAAGTCACTCTGAAAGAGCTAAAGACTATAATAGCTAGCGGCACGGTTACGGACAAAGAACTCGCGCAGTACCTAGGCGATGACATGCAGAGTACGGCCAATAGTATCTATGGTAATTTTGACAGAGAGAAAAATGACCGTTTAAAAATACGAGCATTAGATATTACTATAGAAAAAGTACGTGATGGCATCGTGAAGGCCTCCGATGAAACAAAAGCCCTACTCGTTAAAGCGCAGGATACATTAACTGTTGGCGACATCAATAAAGCACTTGATGCGGTCAACCCCCTTATAAACAGGTTAGCGGGTAAACGTTCGGTTAAATATGATACTCGTGCCATGTGGCAGGAGTACACAGGCGAGTCCACAACGACTAAAGATTCGGCGAAAGAGTCTTCGGACTTTACGTCGACCGGTGAAACGAATAAGCCCGGTGATAAACGGTTTAACGAGGCTGCCGAAAGTGGCGCGATTAATCGAGATAAGAATGCAGCAGATATTGCCAGGAACAACGAAGCTAGAGAATCAAAAGAAAGCGACATGGCGACGGATGATGCGGAAGATAATGTCCAGAGCGTTGACCCTCTAATATTAGATCGCATCGACAATAAGCACGAGCGAGAACGTTTTATTCTGGACGGAATAATCAACTCCGACGGAGAAGATACGAACACAGGTGAAGAGTCCCAGATAAATGGCACTAAGCGCAGCGTCACCCTAGAACACGGGGGTACGGTTAGGATAGAAAACAGTGCTCGGGCTACAGTCACCGAAGCAGACGGTAATGTCTACATCATAAAGTCTGGTACACAAGAAGTTTCTGCGGGCAGCACAGTTACGATGCGCGGTAAGAACCGAAAGAACAAAGGCAAGCACCCTGTTTTTATTACTCATAATCATTCCGGAGTGACGCAGGATAAAGCTATGGTTGCTGTGAGTGAGTTGGACGAAGTAGATAAGGCCACTAAACTAGGCGACATTAAGCACCTTGTTAAAGAATACCTTCCAGATGATATGGCCAGTGGGCTTACGGGAGATACCAAATTAGCAATTATTAAGCGTATGTTGAAAAACGAAATATACAAGAAAGGCAACCCAACGATTGATGTTGATACGCCTAACACGGATTTGCCACCTAAAAAAGAGAATGCACCTAAGAAGCTAGGCACGCTCACTAGGAAAACCGTTAAAGAGGAAGAAGCTGGGTCTAAACGTAAACGTGTCGCTGCGGATAAGAAATTAGCGGAGGACAAAGAACTTTCTCAGGCAGAGTTAGAAGAACGCAAGCTAGAACGGACCAACACTAGGAAAGCCAAAGAAAAGAAAAAAGCAACAGAACAAGCGGAAACTAATGAAGGAAGATACGCTGATAGTAGAGCGGCGCTTGAGGCAACGATAGACGCGCAGGTAGAGGCGGCCATTCACAAGTTGGACAACCCTGAATCTGCTACCGATGCGGAAGCGCGGCGCGCGTTGTCTAAAGAAAAAAGGGAGAACGCCAAAGCGGCAAAAGCCGAGCAATTGGAAGCCGAAAAGAATCGCAAACCCGGCAAACCCGTTATTAAGGTTACGGCGGAGACTATTGCGAAAAGGAAGTATAAACATTTGGTGCGCGATTTACGCACTATCGTGAGTGCAGCTAAATCAGGCGACCTTGACGCACAAGAATTCCTGAAGACGTTTGCTAAGTACAGTACCGATCCAAAAGCGCAAGTGGTGCTAAAGCAAGCGGTAAAAGACCAAGCAGAACGTATCCTCACTGACTCGCTTACCGAAGGTAAGATGTATGATTTCAACGAGAAAGCCATCGGTGATGAGGAGTCTGGCGACGCAGACGGTTCGGGTCTTAATGTTACTAAGCGTGCTGAAGGTTTTGTGGCTATAGGCGACGAGATGTCACCTAAAGAAAGATTGGTCAATGAAGCGGGCTTTAAAGCGCAAGTTGCCGACCTCCTGAATCAATTATTTACAGGTGGAATACTGCAAGTGTCCCCAAAAACGTTGCAGATTTTTGCCTACGAGCTAACTAAGTCAGTCGGCGGTATGAAGAAGCGTGCCGGTGGTAAGGGTGCAGAGAATTCGATACACCCGCTAAATGTGGTTGCTGAGTCCGAGAATGCAAAAGGCGGCAATTTCACCGCGCGTGATAGCGTCGCTAACGGCAGACCTACAAAACTACTTACCCGAAGAACTATTGATAAGTTAAATAAACTAGTAAATGACGGTAAGTTTGATGAAGCGAAAACACACTTAATCGAGTTAGGCTTATTTGCAGAAGGGTACGTTGTGGGTGACATGCCTAAAGTGGCATTTGAAACTAGCACTAGGCGTTTGGTTCGTCAGTCGGGTAATGAGCTACACCACGGCACTACAACTATGAATGAGAATATCGTGGTAAGTAGTGATAACCCAAGGGATAAAGTGGTTAACGCCCAAGGTCTTGTGGAGATAGGGCTTAAAAAGAATCAAATTAACATCGATGATATTATAAACGATGGTAATGGATCGCAAGAAAGTGACACTCACTACCGTAAAGCAATTTTTGAGGGCCTCATCGCAGGTGTTGCAGCTCTCCGCGATATGGGCATAGACATAGATTGGAACACTATCCCCCAAGAAACTATTCTTTGGAAACTCCCTGATGGGGACAAACGAGCCAATAAGCTTAAAGAATTTACGCTCGGTGACGCTAGGCAATGGGAAAAAGCCCGTGCGGAGTATGTCAACAGTAAAACTGCGGAGGCTAAAAGCGAAAAGGCTAAAGAGCACGCGGAGACTATTGCCCGAGAAGAGCATGAAACAAATACCCAACAGGAAGTTAATAAACGGTTTGCTAAATGGCAGAAGACTAGTCGTACAGGCAAAGACCCTAAAGCCGCAGGTTCGCAGTTCCTACGCATACGAAAACAGGTTGAGGCCTCGCTTAAAGGGGACATTGATACTAGGTTAGCGGAGATTGAGGAAGAGTTTGCCAGTGGCAAGGTTACTCGTGAAACCAGTAAGTATGGCGACGAAGAGGGAGACATATACAGTGTTGATGAGTTCAGCGAGTATGAGGGCCCTAAAGATGATTACCTCGAAGGCAATGGACGCGAAAATGAGGGCGTAACGGGTGTCGAAGCCGTAAATCAGGTGGATGTAAAAGGTTTCAACAAACCTAGACCAATCTACAGTACCCCAGATGTAGCGGGTGGTGTTCTTTCTAATAGGATAGAGGGACAACTGGCGACCGATGAAAAAGACAACGGTCTTAGGGATTCATCGCCTAAAATTGAGGGGGAAACAGATTCAGACCGCGATGCACGGTTAGACAGTTCCGATAGGATGAAAGCAGAAGGTACAATAAGAAGCCGCGAAGGGCTTGAGGGAGATAACGTAGTAAGTGATGTTGCTTCAGCTAAAAAAGTCCTCGACGAACTGGATGCCTACGTACAAGATAAAAAGCAAACGGATAAGGCGCGAGAAGCATTGGGTAACGAGTCTTCGGACGCTGCAACTAAAAATCGCCGTGACGCTGACCAAGACCAGAAAAAGGCGGACACGGTAGAAGAACCTATTCGCCCCAAGGGCACAATGTCTAAAGAACGTGCACGCCTAGAACAAGAGCTAACACCAGAGCAACTTGAGTCCAGGGAAAAAGCAGAGAAGATTCTTGAAGATGCGTTAGAAGTAGCCTTCGTCGAATCTGCCGGAGCGCCTAAGTTTTCAAAGGGGCGTAAGCTTCAGCGGGAACGCAAGTTAATCAAAGAAGTCCGTTATAAAAGAGCCGCAGCAAGAAAAGGTATATTCAGAATTGTTGAGATGGTGCATACGCGTATTAACCGTATCCATCCAGAACTGGGTGAGTTTGCGCGTAAGTTCCTCAATGACAAGACCGATCAGACCGAGTACCTTATATCACGCATGTCTAAACTCGCGGGGGATAAAGACGCGATACAGCGTGGCCACGACGACCTTATCGCAGGGCGTGATACCCAAGATGCTAAGAACTATTTAGCTTTTCAAGCGGAAGTGGATGCTCATGTCAGTCAATTCGACCCTTCGCATAAAGCAAAGAAAGGCGTTCGTAGCCATTTGGACATTGCCGCGATTGATAAAGACCGTCAGGGTTTCTTGAAAATATTAGCAGAAGCGGGCATCAAAGATGGCCACAAAATACTTGAGGATGCTTTCGACGGAGAAGGTATTCCTGAGTGGGCTATCAATCCTAATGCAAACAAAAGTACGTACAACAAACTCGACAGGTTAGACGGTGTAATGGACGCTTTGCGAGATGGCGGGTTTCTAGATACCGATGCGCCTCGGCACTTAACCAACTATATTAATGCCGCAGCAACATGGGCGAGTTGGAATAAGCACTCCGCTATTGAGGGAGATTCGCACGCTAACTTCAACCGTCTTTTCTCAGAAGTTCACCCAAGCAACAAAGGTGAGGCAACACGGTTATTCCACGGGATAACAGGTAAGAACGGTATCAGTACACCGCCTTGGGTACGTAAATTTAACTCAGCGGTCATGGCGTTTCAGTCGGCTACTATTATGTGGTTCTCGGCTGTTGCAAGTATTCCAGAGTTGGCAGGTATCTATTCACGAGGTCGAGGAACTATTGATGGTGTGGGATCTGACTTTGCAAAACTTCTCACGGGTAGAGGGCGTGATGAGCTTCGTAAAATAGCTACGGATTACGACATAATTTCAGGTGAAGTTACCGAACATGCGTTACAGCGTTTGATGGCTATGGATGATTTAACGACGGGTCGTCTTTCGCAGAAAGTGACTAACACAGTATTTAAGATGAACGGCCAAATATGGCTTACTGAGATTAACCGGGCTTTGGCGACTTCAGTGGCTAAACGTTTCTTGGAGCATCATGCTAACAGCAGCGATCCATCTTCAAAGCGTATGCTAGAAGAGCTAGGTACAGACAGCAAAACGGTCAATGATTACCTTAAATCGGGTGATATAACATCACCGGCGGGTCGTAACTATAGAGATGCGGCGCACCGGTTCGTCAATGAGTCAGTCACTAACCCTACCCGTGGTCAAGTCCCGTTGATTGCCTCTGACCCGCGTTTTATGATACTTAGCACTTTGAAGAAATTCTTTTACGGTTTCTATGATAACGTGCACAAAGGTCTGTACCGTAACTTGAAAGCTTCAAAAGCAGAACAGAAGCAGATGGAAGCAATTAAAGCGATGCTCATTACAGGCGCGATCATACTACCTTTGGCGGCACTTGCAGAGATTATTAGGGAAGAAATCAAGTATCCACTTGGCAGACCTACCGATAAGAAAAAGTCGCTTACCGACCATTTGATTAATGTGGTTGGGGCTTCAGGGGCTTTAGGTCCAATGCAAATGGCACAGAATGCTTCGGAGATGTCGCAGTATGGTCGCAACCCTGCGGTGGTTTTAGCTGGGCCGATGGTCTCATTCGGTGTGGATGCGGTGAACGGTAAGCTGCGTCCTAGTAACGTTATGCCATTAGTCAATCAATTACCTTGGATGGCTACACCAGTCAACAAGACCATTAAGAATATGAGAGGCGAAAAAGAATAGTCGATTAAAACAGTAACGCTGTTATAATGCTCTATAAGCAAAACTTATAGGGTATTATCATTGGAACCAAGTAGCACTAATTTTACTGTTGAGGAGCTTCGATGTAAGTGCCAGCACTGCCTATCTGAGAAGCCTAACAAAGTCGATCCCGCTGTTCTGGTATTCCTACAAGCTATCCGTGACGAACTTGACGAGCCTATGTCGCTAAGTTCTGCGTATCGCTGTGAGTTACACAACTCAGAAGCGGTAAAAGTAAGACCTGGCACTCATAACAGAGGTTTAGCTTTTGACATACGCGTGCCTTGGGGCGAAAAGCGAATGAAAATCATCGAACTTGCAGTCAAACACGGCTTTAAAGGCTTTGGTTTTGCGAACAGTTTTATACACATCGACATGGGTAGCGACCAATTTCGCTCTTGGGGCTACAACTAATGCGTCTATTAATTAATAAATTTAACGGCATGGCACCGTCATTGAGTAAAAGACAACTCGGTGAAGGTTACTCAGCAAACTCTATAAACGCGCGTTCAGGTCGTGGGATGCTAGAACCATATTACGCGTCTAGCACTGAAGCGACACTGCAAGGCAATGCTGTCTCGTTCAGCCAGTATAGAAACATCTGGTTTAGTTTTGAAGAGATAACGTTTGTCGCCAAAGCACCGCTGAAGAATGACCCGTGGGACTATGCGATTATATGCGATGAAAATTCCGACCCAAAAATAACGTATAACCTTATCGCAGAAAGCGGTGTTGGTCCCTACCCTGCGGCTTTACTGCATTTAGGCGTACCTACACCAGTCGCCCCTACTATCACTGGCGTAGCTGTTGCAGATAACTGGCACAGTGACTCCGAAACAGGTGGGGTAATGCCCGTAGATGAGCCACTTGAAGATGAGTATGATGCGTCGGATGTTATCTACTCTATTGTGTATGTGGATGCTTGGGGACGACTAAGTGCGCCTTCCCCGTCGACTGTACGTTCGGCTATCAAAGAATGGCAGTATACAAACACAAATAAAATTGAAATAGCCTTACCTGTTATCGCAGATGCTGGTTTTATAGCGACTGATTCGCTTCGAGGCACATCAGCTACTATACGTATATACCGCTCAAACTATACCGCTTCTGGCGAGTCTGTCTTCCAGTATGTAAACGAAGTACCTTATGGCACAGCAAGTTACATAGACCAAGCGTTTAGTGGTGATTTACAAGAGCCGATCATAAGCACAGGTTGGTTGCCACCACCAAACACTAATACAGCTTTGTACCCGAATGGCACGATGGAAAAAGTTGTTGTGATGGGTACAGAAACACTGGTTGGCCACAACAAAAAACTGGTGTGTTTTGCTGAACCAGACACTCTACACGCTTGGCCTGTTGATTATTACAAAGTATTTGCGGAAGAGATCGTAACGATCCAACCGGCAGGTGCGGGAATGGTTATCCTTACCGATGGGCACCCCTATGTAATGCAGGGTTCACACCCTGCATCAATGGATGCTATCCGTCTTGCTGACCCAGTGCCATGTGCTAATAAGCTAGCGGTAACTGAAGTGTATGATTCAGTGTTCTTTGCAAGTCCTATGGGGCTATACACGATCACAGGCTTTAGCGTTAAGAACGTAAGCGCACCTTTTGCTACCGAACGCGAATGGAGCGCTCTAGGGCCATCTACGATGGTTCTAGCGAACTACGATGGCAAGGTTTTCATTAGTTGTCCTGACGTAGGATTCACTTACATGTTCGATCCGGCAAACCCTTCGGATGCACTTCGTAAAGTAGATTTTGCTCCTACGGCATTTAGCCAGTTAGAGAGCACCAACGATCTGGTTTACAAAGGTACTGATGGGGAAATTTATAGATTCGACGATCCAATCACTAACGAGTACCGCGCTTTGAATTGGGAGAGTAAAACGTACTCGTTCTCTGCGGCACACTCGTTCAATGTGATTAAAGTTAGGGCTAATGACTACCCTGTTGTTGTCGTTGTCGAGAATGAAAGACCGGATGGTACGGTTCGCACAGCGACTAGAACGCTTAATGATGAATTATTCGGTTACTTACCGACTGATTTAGGCGCTTCTAAGCAATGGAGAGTTAAAGTTGTGGCGCAGAATGCTACGAACCCAATAACTATACGCGATATCCAGTTGACTCAGGGTCCAGAGGAGCTTGATTAATGTCAAATAAAGCGGTTGTCGGTAATGTTCCTCGCGGATTAACACCGGAACTTTCGCGTTTCTTGCAGGATATGCGTGAGCAAGTTCAGATCCAAGGTGGTAAAGGCCGAGGCAACTCACTAGATCGCGCTATTACTTATCGTGATCTAAAAAAAGATGTGGGTACAACAAGCCTGAAAGGTTTTAAGAGCATTATTGCTAGCCAAAGCACGGGCAATGCCGAGCTTTATGGCGATGCGTTCCCAAACGCGCCGACAGGTGTTGAGGTTTTACCTACGTTCACCAATGTTTTAGTCAAGTGGGACAGAGTGCCAAACACCTGGTACAAACTTACTGAAGTTTTTCGGGTTACAGCGTTACTTAACATTGACGATCCAGATAACCCATACCCCTACCTCGAAGGTGGCAGAGTACCTCTCTTTTCAGATGCAGTTCAAATAGCGTCAACTATTAGTCCGTTTTTTGCGGATGATTTACCACCGGGGTCAACCGCAGTTTATTGGGTTCGTCACCTAAACCGAGATGAACAAGCAGGACCACTACACAATGTTGCGGGCACTTGGGGGACAACGCGAAGAACGCCTTTAGAAGTTCTTACCGAATATAGTGCGGAAATCTACCAGACTGATGCGTATGCGTGGCTTCGATCTGAATTGGGCGAAGTCGATGCGATTAACAGAGCAATGGTCGGTGCAGGTTTTGAGTCAAGCATGGCTAACCTACTGGCTAACGGTGCGAGTATCGATGACCTTTTGGCCGAACAATCTATTGCTGCGGCACTAGATAAGCACACTCAACGTTCAGAAATAAAAGCGCAGTTTGGAAAAAACTATGCACGACTAAGCGGCGGTATTCACGCGGCAGTTAATGCTGATGAAGCATACGTTCAACGAATCAGTGCACTAGAAAGCCAATGGGTTAATGACTTGGGTGACGCGATAGATGCCAAGGTAGACACGTTTGAGTCGGCGTTAACTAGCCCAACGGGCGCGATTGCAACGAAAGTCACCGAACTAGGAACCTCTGTGGGGTTAACCACTTCGGGTATTGCTGACTCGCTAGTGACTATGGCGAATACGGATGTAGCACTCGCAGATCGGTCTACGGCACTTGAAGCGGTTATAGATGTTGATGGAGAGTCAGTCTCTTCTCAAATTGAAACACTAGAAAGTAGCATCGTCGATGCAGAAACAGGTGCGATTGCTTCGCAGATAAGCAACCTCACGGTTAGCTATGAGGGTAATGATGTCAGCTTAACAAAGCTTGCTGAGACTGTGGCTACTAATGACACCAACCATGCGCGTTGGGGTGTAAAGACTGACGTAAACGGTAAACGAGGCGGTGTAGCGTTTAACAACGATGGTGAAATGACGAGCTTTTTAATAGATGCGGATACTTTCGCTATCACTGACGGTAACACGGAGCTTGCACCTTTTGTAGTGAAAGACGGTCAAGTGGTGATGAAGAAAGCACTTATCGACCATGCGGATATTTTTACACTTATCGCTGACAATGTTACTGCTAAAACTATCGATGCGACAGTTTCACTTACGTCCCCCGTTATAGATGGCGGCAGTATCTCAGGCACTACGCTCGACATATCAGGTACAGAAGGTAAGAGCATGAGCGTTAATGCCCAAGGCTTTTTGGAAGCAGAAGGTGCGGAATTTAAGTCGATCACCATTAAAGACGCTACGGGTGACGTCATTATGTCAAGCAGCGGTCTTGCCGATACTTATATCGAAACACTGATGGGAGAAGATGCAACCTTTAGCGGAACAGTCTACGCGAATAACATCGAAGGTGATGTTATGGATGCGGTACTTAAAACCTCCACGGTGACAAACTCTGGCGATACAGGAGTATTTGGACAAGCTTGCCTAACATTTGCGCTAACGGCTCTCCCGTTCCCTAGGACTATATATGTCCCAGCGATAGCGGTAAGCGTGCATAACCCAGGGAGGATTATGTTTAACAATTCTTTCGCCATGGTTCTTAGGCGAGCGATCCCCGCAAACGGTCCACTACTGTACAGCGAGGTTGCACGCAGTTATGAGAAGACGGGTCGTGACTTAGAATCCGCAGAAACGACGGGTGATTTCACAGCCGTTGGCTACGAGCTTCCTGCAAATGCGGAGGGGTACTTCGAGTTAGGTATTATCCGAGCTACAGGGACAAAGGGTACGGCCACCACGCTGGTGCAGGACATAGTTATACAGGCATTCAAGAAAGGTTCATCTCTTTCGTAACTAATTTTAGGAGATACACAATGAGTAAATGGTATAGAACAGGAACAGTAACAGTAACAAATGGCAGCGACCAAGTAACGGGTGTTGCCACCTACTGGGACAGTGCAGCGGATAAACCTGCGGCAGGTGACATCTTTACCGATAACTCAGGTCTCTACGAAGTTAGCAGTATTGAGTCTGACGGAGCACTTACGCTCGATAGAGCTTTTGAAGGCTTTACGCAAGTGAATCAGCCTTACGCAATAATCAAAGTTATATCGCAAAACGGTATGACCCGTGTTGCAGGTCAAGTCAGTGATGTGCTGGCTGAACTCGGTGACAAAATCACAGTGTCAACGTCTGCCCCTGCTTCATCGCAGGGTAAAGATGGTGATATCTGGGTGGTAGTAGCGTAATGAGCGCGGCACGTATAAATAAAACGTGGCGGCAGATATCTGCCATAAGGCACAAACAAAATGGTGTTTGGGTCGATCACACAACGCTTTATGCGAAGAGTGAAAACACCTGGCACGAAGTCGATTTAACTGCTGAACAAAAAGACCCTGCTTACCACGTATGGAAAGCATACGCTGATGATGAATTTGGCACAGGTATTAGCCTAGAGCCAATGGATAAAGAGTATATCGGCTTTATGACAGGCCAAACATCGGCTGTTGTAGATCTTAGCGATCCTCTTCTCTTCGATTGGTCGCTCATAGTAGGCACAAACATAGCGGTGACGGTTGAAAGCTCAAACGGTTTCTTCTTCAAGAACAATACAGGGAATGTGAAAGTTCTTAGCGCAAAGGTCATGCTAAATGGCAAGCCCTCTACTGATGCTTCCCAATATGAATACAGATGGACAAGTAATGGGCAAGTTATTTTCACCACGGATAACGGTGATTTTATAGGTTTTGCAGGAGGAGCAGGACTTTATGCGGCAGACGGGACTGACCCTCTAGGTCTCAATTTCGAATCGGTAAATATCGATTCATCGGACGTACAGTTTGACAATAGTTTAAACCTGTCGTGTGAAGTTTTTAACATATAAGTAAGGAATTTAAGATGGCTAGATCAGCAATTGGTGCAGTGTCGATTACGGACGTAAAAGACGGTATACACCCAATAAGTATGGTTTTAAGTAACCAATCCCACACATTTGCAGCAGATACAACAGGTGCAGTTACGACTGGAGAAAAAGCTCAATTCTCTTGTGAACTATTCGTCTACATTGGGGACACGCGCGCTACATACAGCACCGCAGCAAGCCCAGCTAATGGGACTTACAATGTATCATTAACCAAAACTGATGGCTGGGATTATGAAACATCGGTTGTCAGCGGCCAGTTAGTTGTAAAAGTTAAGACCGTTCCAACAGGTGTTACCAACAAGACAGGAACTATCACGCTGTCAATAGTTGTAGAGAATCTAGTCGGCAATTCAACAACAATGGAAGCGGTCATCTCTCTAGCAAAAGCTATCGAGGGTGCTAACGGTGCGATTGTGGAGTTAACTCCCTCTCGTCAGACGTTTCAGTTTGATGAAGCAAATGATAGTAACGATGGGGATATTACTATTCCAATTCGCGCAATCGGTAACGTTGGTACCTTGTCTGCTCAGTATTCTCGAAACGGAGCAACGAGCTGGAGTGCATTAGCAGTAGGCACTGCAGCCAACAAAGCTAAAGTTATCGACATTGACGGTGCTAACAATAATGACCAAATCGTTATATCAAAAGCAAACTTTGGTACTAGTGATATTTTCACCGTCAAAGTCACAGGCGGAACGGGCGGCTCAGATATTGTCAGTATCATTAAGATCCAAGACGGTTCTACTGGTCCTGCCTCACTGTTTGTTTCTATCAAGTCTAGCACTCAAGGCTTTATTTTTAAGAACAACGCAGGGACAACGAAAACGCTTACCGCGCGAGTCTATGATATGAAAGATGGTAGTGAAATTACCAGTGGTGTCACTTATCAATGGTATAAAAACAGCGTTTCGATGTCAGGAAAGACGAGTAAAACACTTTCGGTTACTGCGTCTGACGTAGTGAACGGAGGCTCGGACGAGTTTTCTTGCCAGATATCTGCAACATAAATAACTAGAACAAAAGGACTCTTAGAATGTCAAGAAGCGCAATCGGCACAGTAACAATCTCAGACCTGAAAGACGGTGCAGTAGTTCTGGATTTGGTGACAATTGGTAGCGGAGTCACTGTTTCTGGCAACTCTGTTACTCGTAATTCAGGCACGATAGGTGACTGGTCCGTTGGCGTACATTCTAACGAGTCTTATACTTCGGGTGCTTTAGCATCTTGTGTTATCAGTGAAGGTAGTGCAGGTCAAATTAGGTTTATGTTTGGTCTGAACTCAGACCCTGC